GGGAACACTTCTCGCAGACGTTTGGCCGAGTAGTTCAGGTTCTCTTCTTTTCGCGTAAACCCACCCGACTCGTGATCCATGTTGGCCATCAGAGCGGCTTTTGACTTCGTATCAGTGATTCCGCCCTCATCCATGGCCTTAATCAGCTGATCTTTTGCCGCAGCAGAACCACCGCCACCAAATTTTCCGCCCGACGCCTTATAGAGCACGTTGGAGCCTGCGTCCTGGACCGCCGCGACCTTGCCGCCCACGTAATCCTTGCCGCTCTGCACAGCATCGGCGGCGGTGTCCTTCCAGCCGGCCACCTTGTCCGTGACAGCCTTCCAGGAGTCTCGCGCCCAGTCCGCCATGTTGCTAATGGCCTTGGTACCCGACGTGACCAGCCCGTCCCAGCCTGATTTGACGTAATCGAACGCTGCGCTGGCGGCTTTTGTGGCGGAATCGGCCAAACCGGAGAACGAACTACTGATGCTTGAAACAACAGTATTTAAATCGACCGTCGACAGCCATTTACCAACCATCCCGCCCAACTGATCGCCAATCAGACCGCCAGCAATGGCACCGGCAGGCCCGCCAAGCATGCCCAGCAGGCCGCCAGCGATCCCGCCAATACCGCTACCGACATTCCCCCACTTGTTCTTCTTGTTCTCGTCCTTGGACAGCTCAGGGTCATCATCAGCCATCGCATCGCTGGCCAGCATCGCGCCGCCCAACAATGCGCCAACGAACGGCAGCTTGCGCAGAAGGCCTTTGCCCATCTTGAGCAGCCCACCGCCAGCGCTTTTGGCCATGCCCTTGATACCGCCGGCCTTACTGCCTTTGGCCGCGGCACCCTTCGCGCCACGCCCCTCACCCCCTTCCATGATGGGCACGCCATTGGCAGCGACTCCCGATTTACCGTTGGTGCCGCGCGCTGCACGCCCTCCAGCAACGCCGCCACGGCCCGGCATAAGGCGACTGGCCGACTTCATGGCGCTACCCAGCCCCAGCATACGGCCCAACGCCTTAAACGGCGCCAGCACCGCCGCAATCATCGCCGCGAGCATTCCCAACAGGCCGCCCGTACCGCCGCTACCTTTTCCTTTGGTGGCGTCTTCCTGGCCGCGCCAGATACGGCGTAGCCAAGTGACGCTTTCCCGGTGCTGCTTGACCTGTTGGGCATCCTTGTTGCGCCCGAACAACTTCCCGAATGGCTTGAACAGCGCCATGGCGGGCGACAGGATGCCGCTCAGCTCTTTCGCGGCCTGAATGGTTGGGTCCACGTTGTCGACATCAGCGCTCATCTTGCTGCCGATATCGCGGGCGACGTCAGCGATCGAACTACCAATCGACCGTGCGGAGCTTTCTGACAAAGCCCCATCGCTGGCGCCACCCTTCGCCGAACTGCTACCCGTGAACCGCCCGGAAGCGTCCCGTGTGCCAGCTTGGCGCGGCGATGCCGCCATGCGCTCGCCTGCCATCCCTGCACGGTTTCGGCGCGCACTGCTGGAGGCGCCTGTCGATCGTGCGGCGGATCGAGGCCCGGCGGGATCGTTGGCCGCGTTGTTGACGATGATCGGCGATCGGCGGGCGCCAGCCGGTCCAGGCTGCACTGCGGGCCGGCCTTGGCTCAGTTGGCCCAGTCGGCGCGCGATCTCGCTCGTGTTGGCGTCAATGCTGCGCAGTAGCTTCAGCTCCTGCGCCATCTGCTCTACTTCGTCGGCAATGCTCTCGCCCCGCAGGAAGCCAGTCGCCGAGTCATGATCAAGTTGGGCCATGGCTTAGCGTCCGCTGATTACAGAGTTGACCACGGACATGGCTTTTTTCACGCCGCCGGCAACCGCGGCAACGGCACCCTTATCTTCGTCTTTCACTGGCTCCGGCTCATACCCAGGCAGCGCCTTATTGCTCATGAAGCGCTTGGCGCTATCGAGCATCGCCTTACCAGGATCCATTGGGATACCCCGCTCCATCACAGACGGGGCGCTGTCGAGCATCGGAGCTTCAATCTTGGCCTGTCTCAGCCTCTCCAGCAGGCGCGCGTTGTACTCCGTCAGCTCATCGTTGAGTTGGTATTGCTCAAGTAGGGAAGTGCTGACAGTCGCGGCAAAGGCGTCCGACTCCTTAATCATGGTGTCTACCGAGTCCAACAGAGCGGCATTCTCACAGACAAAGTTATCCGTGCCAGGGAAAGCGCCAGCGTCCACGCTGTCCAGCATCACCGCATAGCCGCGGTTGCTGTCGTAGTTGGGAGCGCGCACCAGGTCCATGCCGAAATAAGCCTTGGGCACCCGTAAACCGCCCTCTTCAGGCGCGAAAATGGCGGAACTGAAGCCGTAGGCCTTGCTCTCCCACAGGCGCAGCGCCACCCGGCCCGGTGCAGTGTCCAAAAACTCTTGCTCGTGCTCGACGTCACCGGTTGGCGAACACTTGATGTAAATCGTGCGCACGGCAGGCTCAAGCACCACCGGCACCCCGTCAACCATCACCGTCTCAGGTACGTCCAGCGTGTACTTTTCCCGGTACTGGTGGCCGATGTAGCCTACGATATCGCCCTTACGCACCGACTCTTGTACCGCCGGGCCGTTGAATAAGCGCATGGCGGCATCAATGTCGATTTTGCGCGGCTGTCCGGTGAAGGTGCGCCCGTTGTTGTTCAGGTTGTAGCGGATCACGCCCGTGCGCTTACCCATTGTTGCCTTCCTCATCGTCGTTGTTGCCGCCACCGCCAGCACCCGGCAGTAGGTCCATATCGTTCTCACCGCCACCGCCATACCCTGGCTGCACTGGTGGCTTGGCGCTGGCCAGCCCCTTGGCGAAGGTATCAGCGGCTTCCTGATCCAGCTCGGCGGTTTTGGCCAGCAGGTAAGAGTTGGTTTTCTCGTCCATGCCGACTTCGCGCAGCTGCGCCATGACTTGCACCAGGATCGCGGCCTTGCTCATGGCTCGCTCTGCGCTGATCTGCTTTTCAGCCTCAAGGGCCGCGATCGCGCCGTAGAAGTTGATCGTGTAGGGGCGTTCGGCGTTGGGCCAGCACTTGCCGTACTTGGCCAGCATGTGGCGATCTATGGTGTCGTTGGCCATGTTGGTGTAGCTGGTGCGCAGCAGCCGGGCGCGCTCGGCACCCATGGCGCTGGTGCGGTTAGAGCCGCCATCACCAAGGCCGCCCGAAAGCAGGTCGGCGAAGCCCATCTGTGAAATGTCGGTACCGAGGGTGCCGGCGAGCTTCTTGGCGTGAAACATGACGTCTTCAACGCCCAGGTTCTGGCCACTGGCGCCAGACGCGATGCTGCTCACCTGCGTCAGCTGCTTGTCGTTCCACACCGGCATGATGTTGAAGTTACGGGCTGTCGAGTAAATGCCTTCGCTAATCTGCTTTTCAGCCCGCGCCTTCATTTCCGTGAACATTTGCACGGTATTTTTGGTGATGCGTTCGCGCTGCTCTTTGGTGGTGTCTGCAAAGTTCATGGTTAGCAGCACTTCTTCGATCGAGCTGGCGATACGTTGCCCCACCAGACCACGAACGGCGGCGTACAGGTTGTCGAAATCGTGCTCTGCCGCTTCCAGCAGGGAGCCGCCTACCAGATCCGGCAGGGGCATGATGTCGCGCAGTGACTTGGCTTCAAGGTTGATCTTTTGGGCGTTCTCCAGCGCCCGGAACTGCGGCACGAACCCCATGCGCGGCATCTTCCAACGGACCATTTCCAAGGAAGACACCCGGCTCTGCATTTTCTCGCCCAGGCTGACCACGAACCCCACAGTGCGACCTAACTCGACATAGGGCTGCACCAGGGGCGCCAGAATGCTTTCGTGATCAAACGCCACGATGCCTTCTTTTGGCTCAACGTAAAGCTTGGCGTAGGAGTCGCCGAACCCGGTGGCGCTCACCCCCATGGAGTGGCAGCTGTCATTGAGCATCTTCACGATCGGCGCCAGCTCTTCCAGCATCTTCTTGTCGGCACTGCTGACGTTGGGTTTCGGCTCCAGAAAGATCGTTTCGCCGGTCGTCTCGTGCCCGCCCAGCGCCATCTGCACGTTGTTGCGCAGGGCGGTACTGATCATCCCTTCCTGCATCATGAAGTGGTATTTCTGGTACAGCTGCGCCCTGGACCGGACTGGCTTGTTGGAATTGCCCAACAGCATTTCCATGCCGACGTAATCAGCATCGAATGTCGACACTTGGGCCATGCGGTTTTCGGCCTGCGCAGCGGCCTGAGTAGGCGTCATGTCCGCGAGCTGGCCCCCTGTGATCAGGTCGACACCCTTGCGAGCGCCTTCGGCCAGGCGCGACATCAGCCCTTTTTTCTGGTCAGTTGAGTTCGCCATTCACGTACACACAGAGGCTTGAATTAACCTCCAGCGTACAGGCGCGGTCAGGGTGTATTCGGGAGCGGTTTGCACCGTTACCGCTACTCGTCCAGATGTTCGCTGACTTCCTCATCAGGTCGTGGGTTGAGCAGGTATTTGCGGGTATACGGCGGAATGTTCACCGTGCCTGTGACGTCGACAATCTCAAAATTGACGATTACGCCCTCACCCATCAGCACCACCACCAGCATGCGCTTGCCCGGCTGCACGTATTCCGCGGTACCAGGCTCGGCTTTTGGCTCGATTGACGCCTCCAGCACCCCTTCGGCGTAGTCCAGGCGGCTGCTGTCGTCGGAGGTGTTGCCCAGCGGCGCGGCGTAGCCCTGCGAGAAGTGAATAACCGCCTCACCCACTTCAACCCATTCATAGGAGGCCTCATCCTCATCGTTCATCACGCCCAACGGGCCGATGGTGGGATAGCCGTCGGCTGTTTCATCGTCGCTTATGCGGGTCACCTTCTTGTCGAAGAGCACGCATGGGATGGCGTTGGGATCACGCAAGGTGCGCTGGCGGTTGGCCTTATTGATCGCTTTGGCCACGTTATTGAGCATGTCTTACCCCTTTACCTTGTTCACGGCGCTGAGCGCGGCGGCAATCTGTTTCGCACTGAAGCCTTGGGCCTTCATTGCGGCTGTCAGCGCCTGGTGCTGGACGCTGGACGCTTTCCTGTTCACTTGCTCCGACTTGCTGTTGCGCAGCTTGTCGTTGACTGCACGCACTGCGGCACGCTCTGCAGCGCCAGCTTTGCGGGCTTCCTGCTGGCGCTGGTACGACGGCTGCGCCTGGCGCTGCGCCTTCGACTCTTCCGACGTCTTGATTACGGTCCCGCGCTTGGCCTGCTTGCGCGCCAGCTCCATCTGTTCGACGAACGCCTGCTGTTCCTTCACGGTTACTGCTGTGCGCTTATTGCTCAATGTGCGCCGGCCCATTTCGATCATGCGTTTGGCGAACAGATTGAACGTCGCGCCCGCGGCAATGGTGGCCATCACACGAATGACGTGCTTGCAGGCAATTCCCTTCAGCGTGGGGTTACGAACGCGCGGGAAACCGTCCTCGGGGCGGCCATAGTTGAAGCTGCCGATGCTTGCGATATAGCGGTACCAAAAGGTATGGCGCCCACAGTCGCAATCAAACTTCAGCTTGCCCGCCAGCATGCGCCGGGCAGCCTCCAGCGAGGTGTTGCCGTCGGCCAGCACCTTGTCGTAGTCCAGGAACTGCACATAGATGTGGTGCCGGGAAACATCAGATTTGGCGCTGGCGTTGGTCGTGATATGCACCACACCGCCCTGATTGCTCACCGGGATAACGGTATGGATCTCGCGGCTAGCACGGGCGCGATCGTCCGGCGCCGACAGATTAACCACCTGCTTGGCCAGAATCCCGCCCGGCGCTGCCGTGACCGGCACGTTGCCCTTGCGTTGGCCATGCCGGCGCTGAATATCATGCACCGCCGCCCGGAACGCGATCAGGTCGTCAACGGTGACCGGCCTGAATTCGCCGCCCAGCGTGGTGAACAGCCCCCGCTTCGGGTCATACAGGCCCGCCATGTCGTCGGCGGACAGAATCGCGCTCTGATCGCCAATACGCTGCGCCCGATCGGCTTCGAAAAGCTTGCGGGCTTCCGCGCTGGCCCTGTTCGCCGGGATTACGACATTGCTGCGCACACCCTTCTTGGCCGCCATCAGCGAACGGACCTCACGGAGGTAACGATGCCGGACTTCTGTTTGAGGTACGCCAGGTGCTCTTTGGTGGGCAGGATCACGTCTTGCTCTTCCAGGGGAGAGTCGACCGTCGACAGCCCGGCAGCCGCCCTGATGGTTAGCGTTTCGTTGGCATCGCCGTACACCCTCAGCGCCATCATATGCAGGTGGTACCGCTCACTCGGGAAGCTACGCACCACTTGCCGGCGGGTGGAATACGACGGCTCAGTCAGCGCGAACTTGCGCACCTCCAGGTAAAACCGGGCTTCGGGAATACTCATCGCACGACCTCTTTGAACACTGACGAATTATCCCGGCGCCGATTGCCCCCTCTGCGGGGCGCTTTGCATGCTCCAGACAAAACAAACCCCGCTCAGGGGGCGGGGTATTTGTTGAGGCTGTCACTGATCAGCTGGCCAGCAAGGTGCTGACGTGGCCACTCTCAAGCCGGGCGCGCTCTTCGTCCAGATACAGCAGGCACAACGCCTCAAGCTCACGATCCATCTTGTCACCCGGACGGGTAAGGGCAATGCGGCCCTGTACGTCCATACTCGGCGACATCGCGCCCACCTGCCCCGCCAACGCCTCAAGGGTTGGGCAGCGCACGGCCTTCGTGGCAGATGCCTGCTTGTAGCGTTCGAAGCCCAGCGCGTAGTTGTCCAGATACTGGCCGCGCAGTGACTCGCACTCCGGTGGCCACTGCAACTTCGCATCGGCCCATTCCATGCTGTTCGGCACATCGCGGACAAGACTGCGGACCAGATCACAGCAGAACGACAACACGCTGATCATTACCCGCGGGTTGCCCAGCGCAGCGGCGTACTCCACGAGGCGGCTGGCGTAGGCCGAGGCCATTTCGACGTTACCGTTTAATGTGCGCTCGCTCAGCATGACCGCACGGCGGCGCCCGCCAGCATTACGCGGGCCGGAGATGATGAAATGAAAAGCGTGGAACCGGTAGTTGTCGCACACCACCGCCAGAAAGTGCTCATAGGCCTCGCCCTGCTTGATTGGCCCGGCACCAGCGAGCGCCTTAGTCACCAGCGCCGGCACGTCGCTCGGCTTCAGGGATACGCCAGCCGGGCGGGCCTTCTTGGTACCGAAGTAATCGAAGTTACGGGTCTGCCCGGTCCGTTCGACCTTGCTCAGCTGGCCCGTTGCGAAGAGAAAGGCGCGGTTGTCGTCATCATGCCGGCTGCGCTTCATGCTGCCACCGCCGGCACGAATCCGTGCTCTACAACGTGGGCGCGGTATTGCGCATGCAGCGCAGCCCGGTACATGCGCGACATCTTGAATTCGCGCCCGCCCACCACGCAGAAATGATCATGCTTGAACTTGTGCTTACTGGGGCGAGTCATGACGCGATCGATCGCGCTCACACGCACCAAACCGCCCCGACCTGAACGGGTGAAATTGCTGTCATACGCCTCGATCTCTTGGAGCGAGTGCGTGTGAAACAACAGCCACTCGACGCCATCAACGTCCAGGGCCCGCACAAACTTCTCATCCGCCCAAAAGCCCACAAACACAGATGAATCGACTTTCTCGGCCCGCAGCCGGTGGTTCTTCCTGTAGCGGCGCAACTCCATGTCTAAATCCTCGAAACTATCCCCGTACCAGTTTTAACGCT